CTTCGACATTGCCGACTGGGCCATCGCGGGGAACCGCATTCCCGATGTGGCAGAGTCTCTGTGGTTTTACAATCCCTTCGGCCCTCAGTGCCGGAGCAGGTTCCCCTCCGAGGTGGGCTACTGGCAGACCCGCATTGGAGATCATTGCTTTTATAATCCAACGGATGCCTATTATAGAACTTGAGAGGTGTTTTTATGCAGCGTTTCAATACTTACCAGACAGCGCCGGTCCCGTCCGGCGGGAGCGACTGGCAGGCGGAGATCAATGGCGGCGGACAAACGGAGGCAAGGAGCGTCGGTGATGCGCGCTCCTGGCAGTCACCGGAGGGATCGGAGTACGTCACCCTGCCCGGTGGACAGATGATGCCCATGGGCAATATGCCGGGGATGCGGACAGATCTGCCAGAGAACGTGATCCAGAACCCCCTCAGCGTGGAGGAGGCCCACAACGGCTCCATCAAGGCCATGCTGGCCAGAAATGAGGGAAACTATGTAGTGGCTACGTTTCTGGTGGGGACGCAGGGAACGGTTTCCTGGGAGGGAATCCTCTATGATGTGGGCAACGACTTCATCACCATTTACCAGCCGGGGCGGGAGCGGTAT